TCAAGGGAATGAGAACCAGAAGAGCTATCAGAATTAAGCACACACTTAACCCATCGCCATCCCGTGTGGCGAGTAAAAAAACCCAAATAGCCAAATTGTTCACGACTAAAGGATTCCCACCACTGCGACTCAATGAACCGGTATTTGAAAGAAGACGTGTACTCTCGTTTATCCATCCTGTTCATGTTGGGATTAAGAATAGCCCCAAAAGTAATGATTCGTTTACGGATATCAGTTCGTTCCAGAGTAGCACCCGCAATATATGGACCTTCACTAAATTTATGATCCCAAGGAGCTAACCCGATACCAGTAATTTCTTTTGTAGCTATGACACCTTGCCGGCCACGTAAATTGCCGGCAAGGTCCCACCACTTCTTATTTGGGCCAACCCACACCATTTTGGTAGCTTCTGCCGTAAGCATTTGTGAAGCCCAATTCCAATTGGTGTTTTTCTGCCAACCCGGCCACCGCGGATTTTGGGGTTGATAGATTGGACCATCACGTTCCATCCAATCATCCCGTGCAGGAACAAAGTCATCAGAAACTAAATCCGTCATTTTATGGCCCTAACATGGGATGGCGTCGATTAGCAGCAGTAAGCTCACCGATTTTATCTTCCATTGCTCCCGGAGAAACGCCAAGCTGGCTTCCACGAAGATCCCAGGTAACACCGCCATTTCCTGTACCAGGCGATCCACCTTGAGCCACTTGATCTCCGTGAGGAAAGTTTAACCCAACTTGTTCACCCATGCCAGCTAAGACGTCCACCCCAGGTTGGAATACACTGCTGTTGTCGGTGATCTCATTATTAGTTGTTGGCGTAAGAGCAGCAGTAAGTAAGTTAAGCCCAAAATTAGTACCAGCCATGGCAGATTTGAAAGTGGGTGTATCAAACAAGTTCTTTAATACTGAGCCATCGAAACCGAAAGCTTCCATGAACCCACCGAAGATCATTCCTCCAACAGAAGACCAATCGCCGTTGCCGCTTTGCTTTTCTTCGCCGGTACCATCGCTGCTTTGGGAACTTCGCCTTGAGGTACGACCCGGTCGATATTCGCCTTGCTTTGCCGTTTCCAAATCTGTTTGCGCTTCTTCAAGTTCTCGGGTGAATTTTTCGACCTGAGTTCTTGCAGTATCAATAGTGGATTGCTTAACATCTTTACCCTCAGCTTGCTTGGCTAAGAACTCGTTTAACCGGGTTTGAGCGTTATTCAACTGATTTTGTCGATCAGTTACTCGGTCTTCGGCCTCGCGAATTTTTCGACTGTCATATTGAATACCACCCAAAGTATCACCAGTTGATGACAACGAAGCAGGCCCGCCAGCACCTCCACCGTAAATACCTGAGGATGAAAATGCACCGCTTCTCCCAGCCAAGAAATTACTGCTTCCCCCTGATACACCTGACAAGTCAGCCTCGCGAGGCAAATACCATTGCTCGGGAAAATCGGATGCGCCCATTGCTCTGGAACCGAATTGCACCCCGTTTTGCCCAGACTCAAAATTGGTTCCGTCAGGAAATGTACCAGCGGTGTGGCCACCTGCAGGACCGCCATTCTTGAAACCCACCCGAAGTGTGCCTGCGGTGCCTGGTCCTCGCTTAAAGCCTTGTGCCGAAAGCCATTGAGCTTCGGTTGCAGTTGCAGTACGGGGTGATCCGCCAGGAGGACCCTGATTCCAATTACGACCCATAGACACGTTAACCGCTGCAGACACCAGACCTGAGCAATCAATACCGGCTTGAGAAAACCCTCCCAAGACCCAGGGCGTGCCTTGAAAATTGCTCATCCATTCACCGATACGACCGCCCATGGCAAATCCAGGGATTCCACTCCTGCCCATGGCAAGCAGCATACTAAACAACTGCTGTCCCATCGGATTGTCCAGGGATCGCTTAGGAACAATGCCTTCACCGTTCGACACACGTACCGATGGGATGCCGTTGGTAAGCCCCAGGATTGAATCTGAGGTGCCTGTACCAGGACCTCGAATAATACCGCCGGCACGTAATCCGGCCAGCGATTCACCCCAGCCGCGAAGGTCAGCAACAAATGGAATTTCCACACCCATGATACTGTCCGGGATACCGGCAAGAAATCGCCCGAGTGCTCGTAGAGGTTCTTTGAGAATATCAGTTAACCCGCTCCAGGCATTGCGAATTGCTTCCGCTGCTTTTTGACCCAAGTCACCAATGGTATCGAAGAAATCCCCGACCCAATCACGGACAGGTTTTAAGAAATCCCAAACCTTTTGAACCACCGCTTTAATGCCATCCCAGACCTTGCCCCATTTTTCGCCAAAAGCTTGAAGCTTTTCTTGGAGCCAATCATACATGTCCCCGAGCGTTTCAAGCAAGGGATGAATAATGGAATCATAAACCTTTTGCCAAAGAATAGCAAGAACACGCCAGCCAGCCTTCATGCGTTCCCAAATGGGTTGGAGCATGCTTCGCCATACCCATTGCATCACGTCACCTACGGCCTCAAAAACTTTTTGACCAAGCTTCCAGCCTACCTGAATGGCAAACCAGAGAATCTTCCATCCTGCAGAGATAAAACTAAACACGGACTGCAGGACATTATACCATAGCCACTTAGCTCCTGCAGCAATTCCTTCCCAAGCTGCCGTAATGATTGCCTTGCCGGTAAGAAATCCTGTTTTAATGACTTCCCAAACGGTGTTAATCATCGTCCTAAACCAGCTAAAGTTTTTATAGGCGTAGATGACACCTGCAACCAAAGCCGCAATTACGGTGACAAGTTTAGTTACTGGATGGGCGTTAGTTACCGCATTTAATACAACCTGAGCTTGAGTCCACGCCCAAATAGCTCCCTTAACAGTACCGATGACAGTAATGTAGGTCCCAAACACTGCGACCACACCGAGGATTTCTTCCTTAAATTTAGACAGGAAAGATACAGCCCCGCTTAAAAAGTTGTCCAAGCCTAATGTGGCTTTGGCAATGATGGTAACGATGGTAGTGAGTGGGCCCGATACAGAGTCATATAGGGTAAGCCCCAAAGATTGTCCAGCATTCTTGAGCTTCTCAATTGCACCTGGAAGTCCTTGAAGCCGAGCATTAGCAACACGAGCAGCCGCACCGGCATCATCAATTTTACTTCTGAAATCATCCCACTTCGGAGCAGACTCGCCAGCAGCTAATCCTGCAAAACGAGCAGCGTCAGTACCGAATAAGGTAGCGGTAGCGGCCTGATATTGTTCTTGAGTAAGTTCTTTTGAAGCTTGGTTAAGTCGCTTGTAAACATACTCAAGACCCTTGAATTTACCAGCCTGATCGTAAAGCTCCAGACCAAGTTCTTTGATTGCCGTCTGTGCGGGTTTACCAGAATCGGTAAGAGATAACAACATGGTCTTGATAAGCGTACCGGCGTCGGATGACTTAATACCCGCTTTAGCAAGAAAGCCCAATGCCGTTGTAGTATCCTCGATGTTAATGCCGAACGATTTGGCTACCGCGCCAGCTTGTGACAGGGAATAACCAAAATCAGTCATCTCGCCTGGGAAAAGATTTGCTGCTTGAGCCAATAGGTCAGTAACACGGCCGGCTTCTTTTGCCTCCAAGCCGAAGGCGTTGAGCGAAGTACCTGTAATGGTTGCAGCTTGAGCGGCATCAATTCCCGCTGCTGCGGAGAGTTGTAATGCTCCACGAGCAGCATCCATAGATTGCCTGGCAGAGAATCCCGCCTTAGTTAACTCAAGCATAGCTAACGCAGCATCATTAGCCGAAGTAGCTGGTAATGTAAAATCTCGACCTAATTCTCGAGCCTTAGCATTAAGCTGCCCAATCTCCGCTCCACTACTACCAAGAATTCCCTGCATCCTATTCATGGTATCGGTAAATGTATTACCAGTGTTAATAACGCTAGTAATAGCACCACCCAAACCTAATGCTCCTGTAAATAACCCTGTAGTAACAAGGAGTTGACGACCCATTGGAACAAGGGAAGACATCATTCCGCCGGAAGCGCGCTTCAAATCTTCCGCGTCATCCAACGGATTATTTAAAGCTAAAGTAGCCGCTAAAGCAGCTTCTTTACTTCCCAAGTTCTCTACTGCATTAGCAGTTCTATTGGCTACAGTTGCACGACTACTAAGTAAACGAGATTGAGACTCTTCGCTGGCATTAAGCTGAATCATCTTATTTTGATGGGCTTGTCTAGCAGCTTGAAGCTTACGTTCCTGATCCTTGATATCTTCAGTTGAATGCTTAGAAGATTCAGCCCTCATCTTGTTATAGCGGGCTTCCATCTCCACAACGTTTCGTAATCCAGCAGCCGAAGCTTCTCGTAATTGTTGTACTCGAGCTTCTTGCTGCCTAACCCGAGACTCAATGTTACTGGCAGCTACGCGGGCATCAGCAAGCGATCGTTCTGCTCTAGTGACTGCGCCTTTAGCCTGCTCAATTTTCTGAGCAAGTTTCTTACCGACCTCATCACCGGCTCGGTTGGCATCTCGAACCAGCGATTCACGAAGAGTCTGTCCCACACGCTGGATAGCTGTGCGGATTTTACCGCTATCCTTGGGAGCAATGGCGTTTTCGATTTCTTCATTAACTTTGGCAATGGGCTTTATAACTTCACGCTTGAAAGACTCACCGGATTTTTTACCAGCTTCACCTAAATCTTTGGGGATGGCTTCAACGCTTTTTTTGGTTTCCGAAACGATTGCATCACCCGCAGCTTTTCCTGCTTCTTTGGCATCTTTGACAATCACCTTCTTGTCAATGATTTTAGCGGCATCGCCACTCTTGCTAAATTCAATCTCCACCGGAATTGGCGGCGGTTTAAATTCTTTTAGCTTTTTAACAAAGGTAGCAGTTTCAGGGAGGATAACAACCCATTCTGTTGATAATTCACTTCCCTCAGGCATTATTGCTCCTCACGATGATACATTCGAGAATTACGACCAGACTGGGCTTGCCTCTTCAAAAATTCCATAACGTCCATCTTGCTATTTTCCACAATAGGATCAGGGTTTTTATTCTGTTCCACACCGGGGCGGGGTATTCGCTTGGGCGCGTTTCGGGGAGGCTTTTTATGGGCGTCTTTGGTTTTTGTCCATAACAAGGTGTTTAGACGATCCAAGGAAGTAGCCAATAAATGGTCAGTCAAAGTCCACTTTTCGTTGAAGGCATGATGTAACGCGCTATAGGGCGGGGAAGCCACAAATAATGCGTACATATCATTCCAACGAATTGAAGTAGTTTCCAGTGATTGACCCAACCTTAACAAATCTACCCGTAATGCGTTTTCATACTTTTTAACCCAAGCGATAACCGCTAAGATTTTCCCAAGTCTTTACCGGCCGCTTCGGGCCATGACTTAAGAAATGTTTCGACAGTACCCGGTGCACGCATATTCTTAAGCGCCTGAAACGTCACCAGGAGCGCATGCTCAGGGTCTCTTGCGTTTCGTGTGATGTGTTGACGCATTGTGTAAATCAGCAATTCCTGCTCGTTTTTGTTCAGGAGCATTAAGCCGAAAATCTCTCCTTCACCCGGGTCTTCGTATGCAGGAATGCACAAGACTTTACCATCTTGAGACGTGTATTTGAACAGCGATACGGTATCAGGATAGACTGTTCGCCAGTCATACTTCGGATCACCAGGCTCGGCTTCCCTTTTTACCGCCTTAAGCGGTGGAGCCTTTCTGGGAACACGTTTCTGAGGAACATTGGGAGGAACAGACATGAAACTATCTTTCTACTCTGGCGTTGATAAAGGGGTTTCTCTGGCGTATGTTACTATGTTAAGGCCAGGCGGGAGACACCGCCAGATATGCCCCCCGCCTGACGTCTATAGGTTATACTTCAGATTCCGGCCCCGGCCACTTCGGTTTCGGTTGTTGGGGGTAAGTAATCGCGGGTACTCAATCCCCCGCCAGTATTTCTAATTCCGTCATCAGTATAACGATAGGCTGCATTACCGTCATTATCCGGGAACAACTCAATAGTTCCCTCAATTGCAGACAGTTCGGTGTGGACCAAAGTAAGATCACCGAGTTCGGTGGGACGTGCGTAAGGCGCCACTTCACGAACCTTCTTGACCCCGTAAAAACTGTCAATGACGAAGCAACCCATGTCAAGCATTTGGCTATTTTGCTTAATAACCAACTGCTTGCCATGCTCTGCATTTGCCGCAATTTCCGCCACGTTCGCATTACCATAGGCAAAACGAGCAACGTCAGCCGAAAAGAATTGAAGCAGCTTAAGATTCCACGAAATGCCGTACGATGACTGCAGGTAAGCAACCTTGTCGCCTCCCCAAGCAATGGTTGGATCACCGGAACGATCGGTAGTAATGGTGATGCCATCCTCGGAGACAAAGCCTAAATGCACTGCTTCTGCCGGCAAAGGTGAATGAGCATCAGTGGGAATATCGGCATCAAGTGGAAGAAAATAAATTCCCCCGTAAATATTTACTCCGATAGGACTACCGGCAAATAATTCTTGAACTTTGCCAGCGCCAGTCTGAGTATTAGTAGGGCCGGTCATGTTTTGTGCTCCTAACGTAAACGGAAATGTGTAAGGAAAACCAGTCATGTTATTCCTGTCGTGGAATGGGCAAGATATGCCAAACAGACACTATTCTAAATGGCTCTAAATGGGGCAAGTCGTCATCCGGATTTAAACTAGTTGGTCCAGAAATATGCCGGGCTAACCTAATCCAAGGATAGGGCTCTGAATATTCAGGAGTCTTGATCAATACCCCGGGTGCATCAAGCATTAAGGAATGTACCGTATTAGCTATCCCCTCAGCTTTAACCTCATCTTTTGAATAGACATAGATGTCAAGCATAGCTCGCCATTCAACAAGATCTCTTGGTCCTCCCTGAGAACGTAATTTGATCCACTCTTTGGGTAATGAACTAGGATTTTTTGTAACCACGGGTACATCTAACCCAAACACAGGTAATTGCTCACGCAAAAAGTTACGGGCTAATCGCTGATGCAATGGAAACAGTATAGTTTTCATTGAGTGTTACCCATTCAAAGCACGAAGTAAAGAAGATCCTCGTGTGGAATGCTCATGACGTCTCGAAGGAAGATTCGCCGTTTGAATATATACCCTAACACGATCTGATAAATCAGTTCTAGCGGTGATATCGTAAGGAATCTTAGATCGACTATACTTCTTCATGATAGCAATTTCCCGTGGATGAGCCGTGGCCATGAAATCATCATTAGCCGCTTTTTGTATAGCCATTGCATAAGCTGTTAAAAGTTGCAATTGGCGGGGACAAGTACGCAAGCGGGTAATAGCGGCCGAATTAATTTTCATACGGGCGGTCATTAAGTTTCCTGCCTTTTTACCGAGCCTGATATCTTGTCATCGAAATCATAGCCTTCAACAGCAATAAGGTTAATAACGCTGCCAGGGTTAAAGCCAAACGGATTATGTGAATAATCTTCTGTTGGGCCGACCACACGGTGCCATTCAGGGTTAGACCCTAATTTTATTAAATCCTTATTGTATGCGATTATCCCCGGAGGAACGAATAACTCGGTTTCTACCACGTACCTTGATGACTCAACCACCACCTCTTTTCCCTGAGGAGTAAACTGCGGGGGTCCCCACCCATAAACCCAAACTTCAGTAGGGACAGACCAAGATTCCACCTCATTACCCAGATCATTAACTGTTCCATTTTGATATGAATAAATGCGGGCAGTAAATAATAAAGGTAAAAAATGCTCAGTTGTGACGGGTAGTAGCTTAATTACCGTATCAGTTAAGTTCTCGCTCGGTATAATCGTAACAGGCGGAGAAACCGGACCCACTCTATTCCAAGGCTGACCACTACCATCCGGCCCAAATGAGGTTTCAGGATCATTTACGGTCCACCAACGGGCTTGATAAATAAACCCGTTTTTAGTAACTCTATCCCCCTCGTTGTAAGTAAGCTTAGAATGCCAGGGTGAAATATCTTCATCCGGTTGCATGATAAGCCTCTTCCGACCATTCTCCGGGCGGACCATTGAGAGTTTCAGTGTCCCCATTTACAACAACTCCGTAAAGAGGAATTAAGCTTTCCAGGTCTTCAGGTACTGTGCCGAAACTAAAAGCACGACCAGGACGAGCACACAACCGCTGAAGATCTAAGGTTTCAATCTGCAATAGCGAGAATCCTCGTCGAGGTCGAGAATCCATCTGAATGCTTTGCTGGTAAGGCCCCGCCATTTGAGTCTTACCAGTCAAAGCGCCGCTTTGGGTCTCATGCCAACGAAGAATAATGGCCCTCAAGATTGCTACCAGCTGAGAAACTTTAGCAGAATCCTCTTCAAATGAGGGCAGGCCGATACAAGGAGCAATACTTAATGCCCTGGCCCAAGCATCGTCAATATAATCTTGAAGAGTTGCCGAGCTTACCCCATCAAGACGACGAGCAATTGCAGCTCTACCTTCCTCATTATCTAAAGGATTATCCACCATCTTTTCCTTACGTAGTAGGCTTGTTACGCGGTGTTCTCTTAGCCACCGCTTCTTCAGCAGTTTCTTCTTTAGCTAAAGCGGCTTCTTCCTGTTCTTGAATTGCCTCAGATTCCTTCTTGTATCCTAACTTTCGCAAAACGGCTAATGCCGACTTGCTAATATCAGATACCACCGGAAGAACTGACCCATCTGGACCTACAAACGTAACCGTTCGTGTAGATTTAGGCTTGGGAGTTACCGGAGTTCGGGAGCCACCCAACTCTTCTGCAGTTGCCATGTTAATTACCTTCCCTTTCTCTACGGTCCGGCAACAGCCGGAAGAATTACTCCGGCAGGGTACCGAGTAGCCGAGTTGGTATTCAGGCGAGTCATCGGATTCGCAACTTGAAAGCCCACACGGAAGACGAGTCGAAGTGCTTTCGAGTCTTGCTGCATCAGGTTCAAGATAACTTTGCCGTTTTCATCCGAAATAACACCCTCGGTAAACATCTGGAAAGTAATATCCTGACGGATGCCGATAACAACCTTTGTCCAGTCAGCGCCGACCAGCACGGCATCCGTGGGGTCCCACACCCCAGTGGTAACCTCGTTTAACGGGTAGCCGTAAAGACTCGCGGTCGGGACTCCATTGACCAGGTTGTTTTGGTCGGGGCTGCCGAAGATAGGTTTGCCTTGAGCATCACGAAGACCGATCAGCGACCAATGCAAACCCGGCCGTGAGACGAATCCGTTAAAGGCAAAGCCATCCAATGCCAGACGTTCACCCAAGGTTGCAATATCCACCCCGATGTCTTCGCCCGTACCAAGGGCTACACTATTACCGGCAGCAATAGCCCCAGGAATAAGCGCAGCCGGCCAAGAAGCGGGCTTGTCATCCGAGAAAATAGTAGCTGCATCAACCTTCTTACCAACAGCCTCGACCAATAAAGGCTTGATTTCCTCCCAGATGGGAACCGTAGAGTCGGCAATCAGGTTATCCGGAATGGGCACGATGACAGCGAGCTCTTCCGCGGTCATCGAAATACCGGACCAAGCCATCTTGGTCGTCTGCTTTAAGCCCGTATCACCGTTGACCCAGTAAGCATCAGGCAGCGATGCAAGCACTGACTGCTTCATGGTCTTGGTCGACATAGGAACTCGACGAGCTCGAGCTAACATAACAGAAGACTGCGGAGCAGTCTGGATGATATCTCGAGCTAACTGATCAGGAAGCTGGGTTGGCCCGTAAAGGTCACCCCGCCCCTGAATTTCGGCAAATCCTGCCATCTTAGTTTCCTTTCTTGCTTTTTAAGTAAATGAGCCTGTGCTAAAATAGTTACGTAGTGGATCGCCCGTGGCAGTCTTACCATTATCATTATTACCTTGCAAAGGATTATGACCAGGCGGTCGTTTCACCCCGGACACCAGTCCACCAATGAAGTTGACAAGTGCTTGCCCGCTGGAAATCATTTCCTCGCGCGTGTTTCCGGTCAGCAGTTCTGCCGGCAACGGCGTGTCCCCGACTTTGAGCGTCCTGGCTATTTCAGCCGCTAAGTTGGCTCGAGCCTCACGAGACTTGTATTCCGCCAATTCTTGCTCCGCGCGTTGCCGAGCCTCACGTTCCTTGGTAGCCGGGTCCTTCTTGGCTTCCTCAGCAGCCTGATGATCTTTGATGATCTGGAGAGCGTCGTTAACGCCGATACCCAAATCCTCGATAGGCTTGACAGCCGAGCTTGCTGCTCGAGCGGCACGTTCCGCAAATGCCGCATCCAGCTCAGCCTGTGTGCTGTAAGTAACCGGCTTGAATTCTGGCGTCTTCTGTTCCGGTGGCGGAGACTGTTCCTGCTGTGGCGGTTGGCCCGGCGATCCATCTGACATGCTATTTTCCTTTTCAGTAGTTTTCCGTTAACCCGTCGGTTCCAGAATTTCCGCTTCCGGATGCGTAAACTTAAAAAGAGACCTGCCGGTAGAAAGGTTGACAACGAACGACCGGCAGGTCTCCTATTCACACTTCGCGCACAGCACAGCGCCTGTATTAGCTGCTGCGAAGGTTTATAATACCCTCAACGCGCGCGTTCATGTGAACAATTCAATTATGCAACATCACGGGCGCTGTTGTCAACACGAGGAGTCGATACAGACCTCTCTCGAATACCCAAAGCAAATAGCTCTCGGTTCCAGCTATTCACAATGTTATTTCGTCCTTGCTTGCCCGTAACCGTCTCACCCGCGTCGATTACTGCTTGCCGATGACGCAAATAATCATCATTCCACCCAGACATATATTCTGGGCGCTCTAGGGTCATTCCTGGACGTGCTACAACGACTCCGCATTTACACTTGTCATGTGACGCCGCGGCCGCGTGCTCGGAGTGATATACAGGCCCTCGAGTACCTAACATACGACAAAAGCCGCACGCATTATCGGCCGGGATGCGTGCCCACCGAGCGCCGTGTTTTTCGGCACGAACATTCTTGATTAAGTTATTTCGCGAGGTGTCTCTAATGGCTCGGACACCCGTGCCCTCAAGTAATACCTCTGTGGGCGCCGGATCAACGACCGCAAATCTTGCCGATGCAGCCAATCTTTGAAAGAGTGTTTCATCACGGAATGCTTGAGGATTGTAAGGCAGATTCGGTGCCAGATCCATGTAAAATTCCAGAGTAAATTGGAGAGCATCATCGCTTAGAGTAGTCACGAGCATTGGGTACTCGACCGCCACTTGGGCGAGGCTTTGACCCGCCAGAATTACCGGAAGAAGATCCAGAAGCTGCTGCTCCAGTTTTTGTAGGTGGTCCTCCAGGTCCTCCTGCGGGGTTGCCATATTGTGCTCCCAACTTCATCTGTGCTTCTGTTTGAGCCAATGCTGCTTGCTGCTGTCTCATCGCTTCCACACGGGCCTTAGCTTCCTCCATGCGATTCTCCCGCTCGATAATCGCCTGTTCGCTCTTGGAAAAGCCCAAGCGGTTACGAGCAATCTTCGAGTTGGGAGACAAAATCTTAGCACTGATAAGCTTGATCGCCCAGTCAGCGTCAGCTTGCATCGTTGGTGTGGCCGGGTTACCCCAATCGGTATCAAGGCGCGGCGGCTTATCCCTATCATCTACAAGCCAACATAACTGCCCGACTTCGCTCCAT